TTTAATGATCATATTGAACTCAATGACGAAGCTGAAAGGCAACCAATCACTTTCGATAAGTTGGGTACTGGTGATTACTTAGTGAAAGGCTCATTAGGTTTTGCTCAGGAAGGTTGGTATATCGAAGTCCCTAAAGATGCCAACGGCAACACAATCGTCGCAGTAGTGTATGACACCCTAGAAAATGGTGACATCTCAATTAAAACTTACAAGCGTAAGTTTGATTTTGAACTTGCTGCTGTTGTGGCAGATCACGAGAACCCAATGGACATTCCAGAAGGCCGCTGGATTGATATTCGTCTGCATGAAGAGCTTGTTGTAGAGGAGACACTACCAGATGACACTGAATAGTGATTTCCAGAAACTTTATGTAGATGGGTTAATCACCCTATATGAATTAGATGCCAGCGCTTTAGGAGCTGGCATTTTGCGTTTCCATGGGCATATTTCTTATGAAGATTGGGAAAAGATTTATGTCTCAGCTGACTTAACAAGTTGGAAGGCTGATACAGCAACAATCAAGGCTGATAAAGTTTTTAATATCGGCGATCAGAAAGTATGGATGCGAAATATTATTTGGCAAGGTCAAGTATTTGAGCCAATGGCGCTTGAAGTCTCTGGGCTTGAAATGCGTTCGGATGGTAAAGCTTCTGCACCGACCTTATCAATGGCAAACAACATTAACGGCATTCAAAATGCTGTCTCAGCCTATTGTTTACAGTTTAAGGACTTCGCGGGAGCCAAGCTTAAAGTCATTACCACGCTTGCTAAATATCTGGATGCCGAAAACTTTACGGCAGGTAACCCAACTGCTTCAAATGAGTTTAAAGAGCAGCTTTGGTATATCGAGCAAAAAACATCTGAAAACGCCCAGCAAGTAACTTTTGAGCTTTCAAACCCAATTGATTTTGAAGGGTTGAAAATTCCTGTACGTCAAATTACTTCACTTTGTCATTGGTGCATGATGGGAAATTACCGTGGTGAGGAATGTGGATATACCGGAGCGTCAATGTTCACCGATAAAGATGAGCCTACCAATGATCCAGCTTTAGATCGATGTAGTGGGAGTTTGCGTTCATGCCGTTTGCGTTTTGGAGAAAACAAGCCATTACCTTTTGGCGGGTTCCCTGCATCAAGTTTATTGTGAGGTTTTATGAAACTTACAGCAAAAACCAAAAAAGCAATCATGGCCCATGCCGATGAATGCTATCCGCATGAATGCTGTGGGGTAATTGTTGGAAAAGAATATATCCGCTGCCGCAATGTTTCAGCTCAATCTGATCAGTTTGAAATCCATCCTGAAGATTTAGCTATGGCTGAAGATCAAGGCGAAATCTTAGCTTATGTGCATTCCCATCCAGATGGAACAACAAGAGCATCGGAATTAGATTTAATTCAAATTGAACTGCATAAAAAACCATGGGTGATTTGCTCATATCCAGATCTGGATTTTCAAGTCTACGAACCTTGCGGTTATCGCGCCCCTTTAGTGGGGCGTAATTATTTTCATGGCTGGCAAGATTGCTATGCACTTATACGTGATTTTTATAGCCGTGAGTTAGGTGTGGAGCTGTTGGATTTTCAGAGAAAAGATGCTTGGTGGGAGGATAAATCCCATCCATCACTTTATCTTGAAAACTATGAAAAAGCAGGCTTCTATGAAGTAGATACACCACAATATGGCGATATGCTTGTTTGTCGTGTTGGTCGCACTGAACATCCAAATCATGCGGTTGTTTGGCTGGGTAATAATGGTCAGCTTAAATCTGAACAGACAGAACAATGCATAGGTTCAAGTTTAATTCTGCATCATCCGTATAACAGAAAGTCAGTACGCGAAATTTATGGTCAACAGTGGCGTGAACGTACTGTAAAAATCTTGAGGCATAGAGATGTTAAAAACAATTAAGTTGTACGGCATCTTGGGGCAAAAGTTCGGTCGTGAATTTAAGCTCGATGTTGCCAATACGCGCGAAGCTATGCGGGCTTTATCAGTTCAGATTGTAGGTTTTGAGCAATATATGTTGACCGCTCATAAGCAAGGCTTGGCATTTGCAATCTTTCTGCGAAGTAAAAATGCAAGTAAAAAGCGCGGTAAGAAGCGCCCAGCTGTTTATGACCATGAAACAAAACGGTTAATCACTGGTGACAATATTGGTGAGCAGCAACTAGACATGCATACTGAAGCAGACACTATTCATATCGTCCCGCGTGTAATGGGGGCTGGTGGCAATAATGGGATTTTGCAACTTGTACTTGGTGCGATTCTGATAGCTGCTTCATTTATACCAGGTATTGGTCAGGCTGCTCAGGTTGCATTGATAGGTGCAGGTGCTGGCATGGCTATGGGAGGGGTTGCATCAATGCTCATGCCAAAAATTGATAATACTCAAGACCAAAACCAAGACGGCAACCGTGCCAACAAAGGCTTTGGCGGTGCAGTTACCACAGTTGCACAAGGTAATCCTGTTCCAATTCTTTATGGTCAACGGGAAATCGGCGGCTTCATTGTGAGCGCAGGTCAATATCCTGAAGATCAGATGTAAATTTTAATTAACAGGCGCTTTCTAGCGCCTTTTTTATTGCGTGAGATTTCTTATGAATGCAGTAGTAGGCGCAAAAAAAGGCAGCAATAAACAACGACAACCTGTCATTTCACCAGATTCTGCACAATCTAAAACCTTTATCAAGGTTCTATATGGCTTGGCTGAAGGTGAGATTGAAGGTTTAGCTAATGGGCTTCAGTCAATTTATTTAGAAGAAACTCCACTTCAAAATGCAGATGGAAGCCTTAACTTTGAAAATGTAAAAGTTGATTTTAGAAATGGTACTAATGATCAGGAATACATTGAAGGCTTCCCGGCAGTTGAAAATGAAATCCCGATTGACGTAGAGCTTAAATCATCTACACCTTGGGTACGTTCTTTTAATAACCTTGATCTTGATGCGGTTAGATTACGATTACGTTGGGGTCCACTACGCAACCAAGACCCAACAACAGGTGATGTTACTGGCTATACCATTGAATACGCGGTGGACTTGCAAACTGATGGCGGAGCATGGTCAGAAGTATTAAGAGCAAAAATTTCAGATAAAACATCTGATAATTATGAGCGTCCACATCGTATTGACTTACCCAAAGCCGATTCAGGCTGGCTGGTTCGTGTTCGCCGAATTACTCCCAACTCAACATCCGAATATATCAGCGACAAGATGTATGTATCTGCGGTAACAGAGGTAATTGATGCAAAATTACGTTATCCAAATACAGCATTATTGGGCCTCCAGTACGATGCTGAAACCTTTGGGAATGTTGCTAAAGTTGCAATGGATACGAAAGGTAGGATTATCAAGGTTCCCACAAACTACAATCCGGTTACACGTCAATATATAGGAATTTGGGACGGTACATTTAAAGAGGCATACACAAATAACCCGGCATGGATCTATTACGATATATGTACCGTAGACCGTTATGCTTTGGGTGACCGCTTAACCCCGTTAATGATTGATAAGTGGTCTTTATATCGTTTAGCACAATACTGTGACCAAATGGTGCCGGATGGTCTAGGGGGGCAGGAACCACGCTTTACTTGTAACGTTTATCTTCAGAGCGCAGAAGGTGCATTTGAGATTTTAACTAAGTTAGCTGGTGTGTTTCGTGCGATAACGTTTTGGGATGGTAATAGCATTATTTGCGATGCGGATATTCCCCAAGATACATATTTCACTTATACACGTGCCAATGTCATTGATGGCAATTTTGAATACTCAGGAACCCGTGCGCGTGATCGCCATAATGTTGTAAAAATTGCGTGGGATAACCCAGCTAATCACTACAAAACCGAATATGAGTTTGTTCGTGATGAGAAAGCAATTGCTGAAGCGGGCCAAGTTCGTATTTTGGAAATTGATGCTTGGGGATGCACTTCGCGCGGACAAGCGCAGAGAGCAGGTCACTGGGCTTTAAAGTCAGAGCAACTTGAAACACGCACAGTGTCTTTCAAAGTTGGTCTAGATGGACACATTCCTTTGCCGGGGAAAGTAATTGAAGTTGCTGATCCTCTATTTGCAGGTCGTGCAAATGGTGGTCGTGTATCTGCTATTTCGGCAGATCGTAAAAGTATTACTTTGGACCGAGATAATGTGGTTGCAAAAGCTGGCGACCGACTCGTAATTAATGGTGAAAATGGCAAAGCCCAAACACGTATTGTTCAGTCAATAGCAGGTAGAGTTATTACAGTAACCACGGCTTTTGATATGAATTCGATTGCTGTGCAAAACATTTGGGTTTTAGATGCTCAAGACTTGGCAACAATGAAGTTTCGGGTCATCTCTATTACTCAAGATGATAAACATCAATTTAACATTACTGCTCTTCAATACAATCCTTCAAAGTTTGATGCAATCGACACTGGAGCACATTTTGAAGAAGCACCTATTTCAATTGTTAATCCTACTGTTCAGGATGCGGTTACAAACGTCACCATTACAAGTGAAAGCCGAGTAGATCAAGGTATTAATGTTGCCACAATGATTGTGTCATGGGCACAAGCCCGTGGAGCAGTTAAGTATCTGGTTGAGTGGCGTAAAGATGACGGGAGCTGGATTAAATTACCACTGACAGGCAATAACTCGGTAGAGGTACCAGGTATTTATGCGGGTCAATATCAGGCGCGTGTAACAGCAATTTCAGCATTTGAAATTTCTTCTTTACCGGCATACTCAGTTTTGACTGCATTGACTGGTAAGCA